GCTTTTGCCCCCGAAGCACGATGCGGGTACCGCAACCTGACATTATCGAGCATTTTGGCAACGCAGATGCCGTGCCGCAGCCGCCGGAGCGGTACTTAAGCCGTCAGGCGGGAATTGTGCGGTGTTGCCTTAACGATTCTTCAATACAAACTAAAAAGCGTGGGCCTGCCAACCGACAGGCCCACGCTTTTGCACACCCAACATATTTATTATACCACATTCGTCAAGGCAATATCTATCCATAACATGCACGAATAATTCATATTTTGTTTGGGATATCTGCGAATAGACAAATTCCTTAGGGTATTGTATAGTATAGTCACAGAAAGAAAACAGCCGGAGATAAGGAGCTAAAAGCTCCAAGCAAAAGCCACTTTCAATAGCATCGGAACAAGGCACGGCGGTTTTCCCGACAGCTTCAAGCAGATTTCGCAAAGGCTTCCAGTAAGAGGTCTAAATGGGAACACTTGAAGAACTCCGGGAAAGCAAGGACCGGGAGGCTACCGAAGGACTTGAAAGTAAGATGGCAAAGCCGGCAGGATTCGTAAGGAAGGAGGCTCAAGTCCAATGGCTAATTTCAAAGATCCCATTCATCACCGGCGGGCCTGGGCCTGCTGAAAGCAAACGAACCTCATTAACAGCCGCAGGTCATTACCTGTAAAAGATATAAAAGTTAAGATGCAAGGTTCGTAGCTTGCTTAAAATGCAGTGCTCAGGAAATCCCGTCAGAAAAAGTTCCCCGCGTTTACATAGATTAGATGAAGAACTGACGACAGGATTCTAAATAGAAAATTACAGGTTCAAAACCTGGTACGCAAAAGCGTAAATAGAAACCCAGAATCACCGGTGATTGTTATGAAAGATCTAACTCCGCCGAACAAATAATGCTTCACCTGATCTGGCTGGTGCAAGCGCACCGCCCCCAAAAGGAGAAACTCCGATGTACTAGAGCAAAGAGGAATCAACCTCTGGCATCAAATTCAGGTACCCTGCACAAAATTATTGAAGTTCACTTCCCCGTTCCACAGATGCACCAAGAATCGTTTTCCTTGCAAAATGTTTCCAGGCAGCAAATAACGAACCAAAGGGAATCAGAAATTTCAAGCAAACGCAAAATCATCGAACAACAGCGAATGAAACCCGTTTCCGATTTGCAAAACAAAGAAAACCAGGTTTAAAAACATTCGATCAAAGTTAAAGGATGAGGTTGCCATGAAAATGTGCAAACGGTCCGAAAAATAATACAATCGGGTATGAGGCTATGACTCCAATCAAGTAAGTTCGCTCCAGCGCCATAAGGGTAGAAGGCGCTGGAGCTTTTTTGTTGTGTTGTGCCGGATGTTTCCGATCTGCTTATCTCCTCTCGTTTACTTTTGTCTGCATCATTTTTGTTTTGCTGCCGCGCTCTAACGCAGCAAATCACTCTAAACACGGCTCTCCCTCCGCCCACAACATTGCACTGTGCGGCGGAGAGTCTTTATGTTTGCGGGCTTTTGTGGAGTATTACGGTACCGGTATTTCATCGCAATTTCGGTTTTCTGAATTTTACTGTTGACATTTCTGTAATATTGCGTTATGATAGCCACAAGGTCCAGAATTTTACAGAATACTGGAATGATAGGTTTTTCGCTATCTTTTTATTGTTCTGTATAATGCCCAAATCGGCGGCTGCCGGGCTGCGTTTTACGTTTAGGATTTCTTTTTCCAATATCGTTCACCTGCCTTAAAGTGTATTTGAAAACAAGAAAAAGATGGATATTTCGCAAACACAAGCAAGATTTAAGGCAAAGAGTCACAGGAATCCTTTGTGGATTCCAAGGCTTTTTAAGGCAAAATCCCACTATGTTTGTAGAAATAGACTAAGGCAACACCGCACAATTCCCGCCTGACAGCTTAAGCACCGCTCCGGCGGCTGCCGCACCTCGCTCGCCGTATCGGCACTTAGAATTATGCGGTATTGCCCTAAATTTTTGACTTTTCAGATACACCCTAGGATTCCGGTATTTCCGCTGTAAGTTTTGTTTGGCGTTTCCTTGGCAGAGGGTACACCAAAATTCTCTTGTTCACCTTTTTTCTTCGTGAAGTGTGCAGCAGCGCTTCACCATTTTTTAGCTATTGTGATTACAGATTTCTGTTATATTAAAGGAGGCTTTATGGAACAACTTACGATTGATACCGGCCTGCGCGAATACGCGGTCAATGGCGGGCCGGAGCACGGCGGCGGAGTGCTGCGCTTTAACCCCAGCGACCCCAATGTTTACAGCCGTTTTTGCACCCTGCAAAATCAGCTGCAAGAGCTGGAACAGCAGGTGCAGGCGCAAAGCCCCACTGGGACCGATGCCATACAGCTGCTGGCCCAGGCGGATCAGCGCGCCAAGGGGCTGCTGACGGAAGTATTTGGCCCCGGCAATGATTTTGACGCCATGCTGGGCGGCACCAATCTGCTGGCGGTTGCCGGCAACGGCGAGCGGGTCATCACCAATCTGTTTGCGGCATTGCAGCCCATTCTGGAAGCCGGTGCCCGCCAGTGCGCGGATGCCAAAGCCACGCTGGCCGTGCAGCAGGCCCAGGCAGCGCGCGCCGCGCGCGGGGTGCAGGTATGAGCAGCTGGCGGCTGCCCACCCGGCTGGAGGTTGGCGGAAAAGCATATCCGATTCATTCGGATTACCGCGATATTCTGGATATTCTGCATCGGTTGAACGATGCCAGCGAGCCGGAATTCATCCGCTGGCGGGTGGCCCTGGCCCTATTTTATGAAGGCGATCTGCCGCGCAGCGACTATCCGGAGGCCATGCAGAAGCTGGCAGATTTTTTGAACTGCGGGCAAACGCTGCCCCGCTCCCCTGCCCCGCCGCTGTTGGACTGGGAACAGGACGCCCCGCTGATTGCCGCCGACATCAACAAAGCCGCCGGGTGCGAAGTGCGCGCCCTGCCTTATCTGCACTGGTGGACCTTTATGGCCTGGTTCAACAGCATTGGGGACGGCCAGCTGGCTACCCTGCTGCGGGTGCGCAGCAAGCTGCACCACGGCCAAAAATTACAGCCGTGGGAACAGGACTACTACCGCAAAAACAAAGCCATAGTTGACCTGCGCCCCCGCCTGAATCCGGCAGAGATAGCGGAACGCCAGCGGCTGCAGCGCCTGTTGGCCAATTAAGTCCTCATAAGGAGGTAGATGCTTTTGCCAAAATCCTATGCAGGCAGCCTTCAGGTTGCCCTGTCTACACAAACAACTACCCACACCGCGCAGCAGCCGCTGAACGGCCTACGCACTGCCCTGAAAAAAATAAGCCGCAGTGTAAACGCTGCGTTCTCCGCCGTGCCGGTGGCAAAGTTTGAGCAGCAGACCGCCGCAGCAGCAGTCAGCGCCAACAAAGCCGCCAAAGCCCAGGCCAAACTTGCCAGTGGCACCACCAAAGCAGCCAAGGCCGCCAAACGCAGCGTTGCGGAATTTGATGAGCTGGACCGGCTGCAGGCTTCTCTTGCCGAAAGTGCCGGAGCTGCGGCGGCTTCCACCACCCGCAAAAGCAGCAGCGCTGCAACAATCAAAGCCGCAGATGCCGAACCGCCACAGTTAAGTCCGCCGGCTCTATTAAACCAGCAGCTGCAAAATTTCTGGGCTACATTACAGGCTGTGCTTGCCCCCGTCGCCGCGCTGTGGGATGCAGCCTGGCAGCAGATGAAAACCGCTGCCCTGACCGTTTGGCAGGATCTTTTGGGCGGCATTCAGCTGACCTGGGCCGAGTACGGCCAGCCCATTGCCCAGAGTGCCACCCTGGCGCTGGAAAACCTGCAAGGCATTTTTACCACCCTGTGGCAGAACGTTTTGCAGCCGATCCTTACTAACCTGATGCAGATTTTATCTACCCTCTGGTCCTCCCACCTCAAACCCCTGTGGGATGACATTCTTTTGCTGGTGGCAAGCGTTGCCAACTGCCTGCTGGATCTGTGGAACAACCTACTGGCCCCGGTGGCCAAGTGGATCATCGCCACGTTCGGCCCCGCGTTTGCTGAGGTATTCAACGCCATTGCGGACGTTGTTGGCGTGGCCGTTGGGGCTATTGCGGATGCCATCGATCTGGCCGTTGTTGTGCTGCGTGGGCTGGCGGACTTTTTAAGCGCCGTTTTCCGCGGCAACTGGGATGCTGCCTGGCAGGCCATCGGCAACACAGTCAACACCGTCTGGGATAAGATGACGAACGCCATCAAGACCGCCGTCAATGGCATCATCGGCTTCATCAATCGGATGATCTCCGCCGTTGTGACCGGCATCAATGCGGTCATCAACGCGCTGAACGGGTTGTCGTTCGACCTGCCGGACATATTCGGCGGCGGGCATGTCGGGTTTAATATCAGCACCCTGACCGCCCCGCAAATTCCCTACCTGGCACAAGGCGCGGTCATCCCGGCGAACCGGGAGTTTCTGGCCGTGCTGGGCGATCAGAGCCACGGCACCAACGTAGAAGCTCCGCTGGACACCATCAAGCAGGCTGTGGCTGAAGTCATGGAAGACCTGCAGGCGGGCCAGATGGCGGGCTTTGAAGCCGTGGTTTCCGTGCTGCGGGAGATCCTCTCCGCCGTGTACGGCATTGAGCTGACCGACGAGGACGTAGGCCGCGCCGTACAGCGCTGGCAGCGCAAACAGGCCCTTGCCACAGGAGGTGTGTAACGTGACCCTGACCAATCTGTTCCAGATCGATGGCAAATCCCTGTACGCACCGGACTGCGACATCGAACCGAGCTATTCCGACCTGGATTCCAGCGATTCCGGCCGCGACGAAGCCGGGTACATGCACCGCGAAGTGGTGCGGGAAAAGGTTGCCACCTGGCCCATCGCCTACAGCTGCCTGACGGACGGCGAATACAAGTACACCATCGGGCTGTTTGCAGGCAAGGCAACGTTTCAGTTCACCCATCCCAAAGCCGGCTCTTCCACCGAGACCGAAACCACCACCTGCTACTGCAGCAAATACGGCATCGCCTGGCACAATGCCAAGACGAAACAGTGGAAGAACCTTAAGTTTAACATTATTGAATGCTGATTGAGAGTTAGGAGGTAGGAAGTAGGAGCTAGGAGTTAAAACGGGCCTAAGGTCTGGCATTGTAGGGAACGGTCTTGACCGTTCCGGGGCTTTGCGGTAGATGATGCCATAACAGGATTTACCGCAAGGCGACGGGCGCACACTGTGCGCTCCTACGGGACTGCAGCCCAATTTTCAACCCGTGCGCGCACGCGCACACCATGAACTCCTAACTCCTCACTCCTACCTCCTAACTAAAACCAAAGGAGGTGTATATTTGCTCCAACCAACTCTCACTCTCCCAAATGGCACCGAGTTAAAGGGCGGCTCTCCCGGCAGCGCGATCAAAAGCCTGACCCTGCACACTGCGGTGAACGCCGGGCAGGAGTTCACCATCGGCTCTGCGTTTTCGGACTACATTGAAGCCGAAATCTGGGCGGACCCGGGCGGCAGCCTGCAAATTACTGCCGGGGATGCACTGACGTACTACCGGCAGGACGATGCCGGGAGCCGCACCAAGGTGGGCGTTTTCTACGCCGAAAAGCCCACCCGCACCAAGCGCAACAGCTACAAGGTCACGGCCTACGACACCATGTCCAAGCTGGATGCGGACTTCTCCGGCTGGCTGCGGGCCAATCAGGCGCAGTTCCCCAAAACTATCTGGCAGCTGGTTCAGTTGGCCTGCCAGCGGGCGGGGGTCGCGCTTGCCAGCAGCGGCCTGCCCATCAACGGCAGCTACAGCGTGCAGGCGTTCTATGCGGATGATTTAACCTGCCGACAGATTATCTCCTGGGCGGCGGAAGCAGCAGGCTGCTACGCCCACATGAATGCAGACGGCAAGCTGCAATTCTTGACCTACACAGACAAGCGCAGCACTGTTAAAATCACCCCGGACGGAGCCAGCAACAGCACCGCCTATTATGCTGACAGCCTGAGCTATGAGGACTACACCGTCAAGGCCATTGAAAAAGTCCAGATCCGGCAGTCGGACAGTGACGTGGGGGTCATCTACCCCGACAGCACCACCGCTACCAACACTTACGCAGTGCAGGGCAACCTGCTGCTGACAACCGGCACCGAAGCCAACCTGAAAAGCGTTGTCCAAAACCTGTACAACGTGCTGAAAAACGTGACCTACACCCCCTGCAAAGTATCGGTGCCCAGCAGCTCCGGCCTTGCCTGCGGGCAGATCGTGCACGTTAAGGACGCACGCGGGCGGGAGTTCGACACCTACCTGATGAGCGCCACAATCTCCTCCGGCAAGGCAAGCTTTGAAAGCGTGGGCAGCGCCAGCCGGGAAAGTTCCAGCGCCGTGAACAGCCAGAGCTACAAGAACCTGACCGGCAAAATGCTGGAGATCAAGACCAGCGTGGACGGCCTGGAAGTAAAGGCCAGCGACCTGACCGGAAAGTATACCGACCTGAAAGCAACGGTGGACGGGCTTTCCTCTGAGGTGAAAAAAGACACCAAAATCACCGGCGGCGGCAACCTGATCCTGGGCAGTGAGAGCTTCAAGAACGCCCTCTCTGGCGGCCCTGGCAGCAGCGTTGTGTATGGCGATGATGGCAGCGCAACAATTACCAACGCGAACACCAACGGGTATTTTATGTTCAACACCGCGGGCGCTCGCATTATAAAAGGCGTCACATTATGCCTGTCCGTTATGTACAAACTCATTTCCGGCACCGATGCGCTGCGGCTGGGCATTACGTTTACGGGCGATAATGGCAAATATTACATTGCCTACATAAAAACCGCTGACCAGCTCGAAATTAAGCAGACAGACGGCTGGGTGCTGCGGTATGGTACATGGACCCCCGGCCAAAACGGTGTTTTGAAAAAAGCCGATTTCGACAGCAATGACAACTGCACCAATAAGTTTGCGCTGCTTCACCCCATGCTGCAATACGGCAACGCCCCTACTGCCTGGAACGCCAGCAGCGGGGACTACATAACAGAGAAAAGCGCCAAAAGCCTCATCTCCCAATCGGCGGATGAGATCAAGACCGAGGTCACCAAGTCAGTGACTGAAACGGTAACGGCCAACGTGAAGGACACCGCTACCAGAGCTGCCAATGATGCCGTTGACAGCAAGCTGCAGGACTACGCCACCACAGCAACGGTGAACAGCCTGAAAGAGGATGTTTCCAGCATCCGCCAAAAGGCGGACAGCATCAGCACCAAAGTCAGCAGCCTGGAAGAAACCACCACGACCATTTCGGACGATCTGAACAGTACCAAGCAGGAGTTCAAGACGGTCAAAGAATCGGTATCCGCGATTGACCAGAAAGCCGACAGCATCACCCAGACGGTAACGCAGCGGATCACCGGCGGCAACAACATTATTGTGGGCACCGACGACTGGAACAATGCGACCCTGGATGCAGGCGGCAATGACCTGAGCAAAAAAGGAAAATACACGATCAGCGGTGAATCCGTCCGAGTGACCAACAAAGCGCAGAACACCCGCTTTCACTTTGCGGCGGACAAAACGCTGGTCATTGCAAAGGGCATGACCTATTGTGCATCGGTACTGTACAAGCTCAACTCCGGCACGGACAGCCTGTTTTTGCAGTTCGAGACCAAGAGCAGCAGTGGCACAAAAAGTTATTACGGCTCCGCGTTCAAGCAGGCCCAGCAGGACATTGAGCTGGACAACGGCTGGAAGCTGCGCTGGGCGGCGTTCACGGCGACCGCGGACGGCTATGCGGACGGCCTGTTTGTAAGCACAGCCAACGACAACGCCACCGTTACCAACGATCTGACCATCATGCACCCCATGGTGCAGATGGGCAACGCCCCCACTGCCTGGACGGCCAGCACCGGTGATTATCTAACCACCGCCGAAACCAAGACCGAGATCAAACAGACGGTGAGCGAAATTAAGCTGACGGCCAGCACAAGCGGAACCAGCAGCACCATCAAGCTGACGGCAGGCGGAACAGAGATCACCAGCGCACAGATCAACCTATCCGGCGTGGTGACATTTTCGGATTTGAGCACCTGGAACCAGGATAAGACCATTATCAACGGCGGAAACATTACCACCGGGCAGATTCACAATAAGGCGCGCACAACCACTTATGACCTGGACAATGCCTGGATTCGTATGGGCAAAGATGCTGGCACTCGTGTGGACATTGACACGGGGCGCATCCGCTGGTACTGGGAAAACAACCTGACCGGTGTGTTAAGCAGCCGGTACGGCAAATCTTATATTGGCGATAACTCCCGCTACACGTTTTTAGGCTGGTTCTCCACCGGCGACCCCAGCTTTGATTATTCCACCGGCGGGGCCACCAGCGAGTTTGTGGGCATTGCCATTGACCAGGTAGATAAGGTCATCCACTGCAATGCCAGCAAGTTTGAAATCCCCGGCAGAATTGAATGCGGTTCTTTGAGCGTGAACGGGAGGGAGATTTAATGCATAAATTCATGCAGATTTTGGCCACGTTGGCTTTGCTGTTGGTGCTTGCATTGGTCATCCCGCTTACGCTGGCAGCCTGCGGCGGCACGCGAACCGAAGATACAAGCTATCCGCGCCCGGAATATTCCGGCTCCCCGATGGCAGAAAGGGTGATGAAATGACCACAACCGCAAAAATTGAAGAACTCCAAAAGTCCGTCATCAACGCCATCAACAACAGCTGCCTGCACCCCGCTGTGGTGCGGCTGGTGCTGCTGAACGTGATCTCGATGGTGGAAGCCAGCGAGAGAGAGGTAAACAAAAGAGAAAAAGAGACAGAATCCTGAAAATCCGTTTTTTGTTCCCGCATAATCCACACAAAATATAACACATAAAAACAAGGCACCGGGCCAATTACAGGTTCGGTGCCTTGTGATATTTATGGTGTCAGGATGCCGATCAATCTGTCATCGGCTGATGGTCCGTGATGGTGTGCTCCTGCTGGTACTTGAGCGCAGCAGCGATAAAGCCCTTGAACAGGGGATGTGCGCGGTTGGGGCGGCTCTTGAATTCGGGGTGGAACTGTACGCCCACATGGAAATCACGGCCGGGCAGCTCAACAGCTTCCACCAGGCGGCCATCCGGGCTGGTACCGGAGATCACAAGGCCGTGGTTCTGCATCTCTGCACGGTAATCGTTGTTGAACTCATAGCGGTGGCGGTGGCGTTCGTCAATTTCTTCTTTGCCATAGCACTCACGCAGCTTGGTGCCCTCGGCGGTAATGCAGGGGTACTTGCCCAGGCGCATGGTGCCGCCCTTCGGGATGTTCCCCTGCTGGTCCGGCATCAGAGCAATAACATTGTGCTCGCCGTCCGGCGTAAACTCGCTGGAGTTGGCATCGGCATAGCCCAGCACATCGCGGGCATATTCCATAACCATAATCTGCATACCCAAGCAGATGCCAAAATACGGGATGTTCTGTTCCCGTGCATAGCGGGCGGCCTGGATCATGCCCTCAATGCCGCGGTCGCCAAAGCCGCCGGGCAGGATGATGCCATCCACACCGGAAAGCTCTTCAGCGCAGCGCTCCTGATCCAGCAGGTTTTCGCTGTCCACCCAGTGGATCTCCACTTTGGACTCATTCTCAAAGCCGGCGTGATACAGGGACTCCATTACACTCAGGTATGCGTCATGCAGCTTGACATATTTGCCAACCAGGGCAATGGTGCAGGTCTTGCTGCGGGTGGCAATGCGGGAGATCAGCTCTTTCCACTCGGTCAGGTCGCTGGCCGGAGTTTCCAAGTGCAGCTGACGGCAAACAACGTTGGTCAGGCCGGCAGCTTCCAGCATCAGCGGGCACTCGTACAGGCTGGGCATGGTCAGGTTTTCAATCACGCAATCAGGGCGCACATTGCAGAACATGCTGATCTTGCGCTTGATATCGCTGCCAACGCGGCCATCGGCACGCAGCACGATGACGTTGGGGGCGATGCCCATGCCCTGCAGTTCCTTGCAGGAATGCTGGGCGGGCTTGGATTTATATTCGTCCGAGCCGGAAATATAGGGCACCAGAACCACATGGATGTAGCAGCAGTTTTCCATGCCCTGCTCAATGCCAACCTGGCGGATGGCCTCCAGGAAAGGCTGGCTCTCAATATCACCGGTGGTACCGCCGATTTCGGTGATGACAACATCGGCTTCGGTGCTTTTGGCAAGATTGTAGATATAGCTCTTGATTTCGTTGGTAATGTGGGGAATGATCTGCACCGTCTGGCCCAGATAAGCGCCCTGGCGTTCCTTGTTCAGCACGTTCCAATAGACCTTGCCCGTCGTCAGGTTCGAGTACTTGTTCAGGTTTTCATCAATAAAGCGCTCATAATGACCCAGATCCAGGTCGGTTTCGGTTCCGTCATCCGTCACGAACACCTCGCCGTGCTGTAGCGGGCTCATGGTGCCGGGATCCACGTTGATATAAGGATCCAGCTTTTGAGAAGCCACCTTCAGGCCGCGGGTTTTCAGCAAACGGCCCAGGCTGGCTGCTGTGATGCCCTTGCCCAAGCCGGAGACCACGCCGCCAGTAACAAAAACGTACTTTGTCGCCATATATACCATCCTCTCCACAACTACCACAAATAAATGGACGCTTTATTATACATCACTTTTATTTCTAAAAGCAAGAGTCTTTTTTTCTGTTTGGTGCAAATTCTCTTGCGCACCATCGTACAATCCCCTATAATAAGTAAGATAGTATTTAAGATCATGTCATGTTGAGAAGGGAGCGTGCTTGTTTGCAAAAGCTCAAAAAAATTTTCAGCCGCCAGAACGGGTTGGTCCTGCTGCTGGTTCTGGTGGAATTTATGGTGTTGGCGCTGCGTTTTGTGGGGGATTTCCGCACAGGCGGCGTGATTGATATTACGCCGGACCTGATCATTCCCTACGCGGAGGAATGTACCAATGATGACCGCGGCGCCCGCGTGGAAAACTTTACCGGCCTGTTTGCCACCACCCGCTGGATCGACCTGCCGCGCGGCAGCTACCAGGTTTGCATCAACTATGTGAATGACGGCGAGGACGGCGAGGTCAGCTTTCTGGATGAGATCATGCCCACCGCGCAGTACGATGCCGCCAAGCTGCCCGCTGAGCGCACCCGCACGGTGTTCAGCCTGTGGATGCCCTACGGCTGCGAAACCGCACAGCTGCAGTTTACCGCGGACTGCGGCAAAAACCAGGTCATCTACATTACCGGCGCACAGATCGTACCCACCCACGCGTGGGCGTATGTGCGGCTGCTGACGGGGCTTGTGTTCTGCGCCGTACTGGACTGGGTGATCCTGTTGCTGACCCGCCGGGTCAAATTTCCCATCCATACCCTGCGCGGGCGGTATATCGCCATGGCGCTGGTGGGCGTCGGCGTGTTTGCCTGCCTGCCGCTGGGGCTCGGCTACCTGACGTACGGGCACGACCTTTCCATCCACCTTTCCCGCATTGAGGGGCTGAAAGCCGGGCTGCTGGCCGGGCAGTTCCCCGTGCGCATGGACCCGGCCATCATCAACGAAAAAGGCTATCCGTTCAGCCTTATGTACTCCGATGTGTTCCTGTACCCGGCTGCGGTGCTGCGCATTCTGGGTTTCAGCCTGCAAACCAGCTACAAAGTTTACGTTGCATCCATCACAGCGGCCACCGTGGGCATTACGTTTTATGCCCTGCGCAAAATGTTCCGCAGCGATTGTGCCGCGCTGCTTGGCACCGCATTGTACACCCTTTCGTTCTACCGGCTGACCAACGTGTTTGTGCGCGCTGCAGTGGGCGAATATACCGCCATGGCGTTCCTGCCGCTGGTCGTGTACGGGCTGTGGCGGATTTATCGCCAATCCCCTGCCGATGGCAAAAAGGCTGAGCCCTGGTGCTGGCTGCCCTTTGCCCTGGGTTTTACCGGCCTGCTGCAGAGCCATCTGCTGACAACCGAACTTGCGGTATTCTTTACCGCCGCGTTCTGCCTGCTGTATTTCAAAAAAACCTTCACCCGCCCGGTGCTGCCCGCTCTGTGCAAAGCCGCCGGGGCCGCCATTGTGTGGAACCTGTGGTTTATGGTGCCGCTGCTGCAATACATGGTGCAGGGGGTGTGCCGCATCAGCGGCAAGTATGATGCCGCCTACCTGTACGACAGCTCCGTTTACCTGGGCCAGATGTTTTTGATGTTCGGCCAAAGCAGCGGCGTGGCGGAGAGCATCCAGAGCGGCATTGCGGGCGAAATGCCGCAGACGCTGGGCCTGGCACTGGCCGCGGGAGCATTCTTCTTCCTGCTGGCTGTGCTGGACCCCGCCGTGCGCAAAAGCAGCCGCGATGCCGCGCGCATTGGCAGCCTGACACTGGGCTTTGGCCTGCTGGCCGCCTGGTGCGCCAGCGACCTTTGCCCCTGGTACGCGCTGTTCCGTTGCGAACCATTGCAGGCGCTGAGCAAGACTCTGGGGAAGCTGCAGTTTGCCTGGCGGTTCTTCACCCCGGCCACCATGCTGCTGGTCGTGTGCGCCTGCTGTACGGTGGTGCTGTACCGCAAAGTCCGGCCCGAAGCCGCCAAGGCAATGGCAGCCGCCCTGCTGGCGCTGACCATCATCCCCGCCGGGTACCTGATGTATGACAAATGCACCACCAGCAAAGCCGTTACCTACATGAGCCTTGCCGCGGTGGATGACCTGCCCGGTCAGGTGGGTGGCGGCGAATACCTGCCCACCGAGGACACCACCACCGATGACAGCGTCTGGGGCCGCCTGACCCCCGAAGCGGACGACGGCGTAGAGTTGGCAGAGTACACCAAAAACGGCCTGACCATTCAGCTGGCGGCGCAGAACACCGGCGATACCGAAGCATCCATCCGGCTGCCGCTATTCTACTACCCCGGCTACCATATGACCGCTGCGGACGGAGCCGCACTGACCCACAAGAACGGTTACCTGACCGTTACCCTGGCTCCCGGCTGGCAGGGCAGCGTACAGGTGCGCTGGACTGGAATGTGGTTCTGGCGCGCGGCGGACTGCATCAGCCTGCTGGGCATTGCAGCCACTGTTGTGCTGTACCGCAAAAGCCAAAAGAACGCAGCGCACGTTTAAGGCAATACCGCACAATTCCCGCCTAACGGCTCAAGCACCGCTCCGGCGGCTGCGGCACGGCATCTGCGTTGCCAAAATGCTCGATAA